ATGGACGACAATTCGGCCACCGGACAATGCCTTTGTGGCGCTGTGACATTCCGCATATCGGGAGAGTTCGAGAGCTTTTTCCTGTGCCACTGCGCCCGCTGCCGAAAAGACAGCGGCTCGGCCCATTCGGCAAACCTGTTTTCGTCAACTGCCAGAATTACTTGGATGTCAGGCGAGGGAAACATCAAGTCATTCCGGCTCTCAGGGACACGCCACGTAAAGAGCTTTTGCTCCGACTGCGGGTCCGCGCTGCCGGTTTTCCAGCCAGAGATTGGTTTGCTTGTGGTGCCGGCAGGTTCGCTTGATAGCCGGATCAACATACGACCCAACGCGCATATCTGCTGGTCCAGTCGCGCGAACTGGGACAACGACCTGGCCTCCATCGAAAAGACCGACGGGCTTCCCGGCTGAACGGTCGATTTGATGACGCATTTCGGACAAAAGCCAGACGCAAAAAGGCGACCATCGGCTTCGTCAGCATAGCAGTGATGCCGCATGGCAAATGCTGCGCTTATGGAGCAACGTCCGTTTCAGGGAAGCTGCAATGCACCGGCGATAGACACGTTGAATGGCTGGTAAGGGCCATTAGTGCCAGTCAGGTTGGAAGAGCTCTAACTTGTCCCCGCAATTTGCGCCGGCAAAGCTGGTCGAATAGGGCATCGACGAAGATCGTTCGAAATCCAAAAATGCCGATCCGGGCAGTGTTTTCTGTACTTATTCTGTGCATGAAAAGAAAAAGGACTTAGCGGGTGAGCGCTAAGTCCTGGAAATCTTTGGCTCCGGCGGTAGGGATCGAACCTACGACCAATTGATTAACAGTCTATTTTTGCAGGCTATCAACGCCAAACGATGTAAAACTTTCGTCGCGCACAACGCACTGAAAATCAATATTTCTTGACGTTTTTGGCTATCATCGTCTAACGTTGGGGAACGGCGGGTATCCGCAATTCTGTTCCCCAGACTGTTCCCCAGAAGGACAAATTGACATGAAGCTGAAGGCGGCGACGGTTGAATCGCTACAGGCGACTGACAGGCGGCAGGAAATCCCTGACGACCTTTGCACCGGCCTTTACCTGGTGGTGCAGCCTACCGGCAAAAAGAGCTGGCAAGTGCGATACAGGCACGGCGGGGTGCATCGGCGGATGACCCTTGCCAGCTTCCCCACACTGTCACTTGCGGCGGCGCGGGTTCGAGCGCGGGAAGTGATGGCAGCGGCAAGCGAAGGGCGCGACCCTGCCGAGGAAGTGAAGGCGGCAAAGGCACCGAAGCCCGAGGATGACCGCGACAAGATCAAGACCTTGATCGGCCAGTATGACAAGCGGCACCTCAAAGGGCTGAAATCCGGTGGCGTGGTGCGGCGCGAACTTGACCGTTTCGTGGTCAAGGAATGGGGCGAGCGGGACATTCATTCGATCACTAAGCGCGACGTGATCGACCTCTTGGACGGCATTGCGGATAGCGGGCGCGTGGTGACGGCGAACCGGGTTCGGGCCTATCTCAACAAGTTCCTGAATTGGGCGGTGGAGCGGGATATCCTGCCCCTGTCACCGGCAACGGGCGTCAAGCCGGTGGCGAAAGAGGTCAGCCGCGACAGGGTGTTGACGGATGATGAAATCCGCTGGTTCTGGCAGGCTTGCGAGACCGAGGGCTTCCCGTGGGGGCCCCTCGGCAAGGTGCTTTTGTTGACCGGGCAGCGGTTGAACGAGGCGGCGCAGATCACCGAGGGCGAAATCCGGGGCGATCTGTGGCACCTGTCGGCAGACCGGACAAAGAACGGGCGGGCGCATGACGTGCCCCTGTCTGACACGGTGCAAGCGGTTCTCGGTGCGGTGGAGCGGATCGACGGGAAACCCGGTTTCATCTTCACGACGACCGGCACGACCCCCGTTAGCGGGTTCTTCAAGGCGCGGGCACATCTGGCCGAGGCGATGGAGCGGCTTGCGGCAGAGGAACGCGGCGAGGTGGTGGAAATCCCGCGCTGGACCTTCCACGATCTGCGCAGGACGGCGGCAACCGGGATGGCCCGGCTCGGCATCCCCGTGCGCGTGACCGAGGCGGTTCTAAATCACGTCTCGGGCACGGGCGGCGGGATCGTCGCGGTGTATCAGCGGCACGACTATGCGGACGAAAAGCGGCAGGCGCTCGAGGCGTGGGGCCGGTTCGTGCTGTCGCTGGTGCAAGGCCAGCCCGACAACGTGGTGCGGCTGGAAGGGGCGCGGTAATGTCAGATTGGGGAATACCCGATTGGCTCGACCCGGTTAGCTATGGTGCGCCTAATCGCTGGACCCGGAATCGCTGGCGTTGGGAATTTGTGCGGCGGCGCGATGATGTTCGCGCGGCCTTTGATGAACAGGCCGAAAGCTGTCATCGGCACTGGTCGCAGTTCGCGGGAAAAGAGGGGTTCCCTGTTGCACACCTTCGCCCGGATGAACCCGGCTTCACTGCCACGCACCCGCTGGCGCAAACCTTGGGCTTGCCGCGCCTTCCAAACCCTCGGATCAGCGATCAGCCTTGGTCGACGATTGCATTCCGAGTTTGGGAAAATTCGGTAATGATGCACGTTTCCGAATATCCGCCTGATGGCTTCAAGCGTATAGACTTCGATTTGAGCAAGCCCATTGAACCGCAACTGGCGTTTGCAAAGACTGTTCTGAAAGAGGAGCAGGCGCTCGAGCATGGCAAGGCAATTCAGAAACGGCGGCACCCTAAGAAATGGCTGACCTATCTGCGTATCCTTGACGGTAGGGCCGCGGGCGCGTCCTGGGCAGACTTGACCGCGATACTTCCAACCCGAAACGGCACAGAACAAGCGGCGCGTGATGCTTGGCAACAAGCGGATGCCTTGCGGTTTAATTTCTGATTTTCTTCCGCAATCCCGCCCAGCCTATTGGTCCGGCATGGTGCATCACGTTCCAACAAGAGGCGTGATTCTATGGAAAACAAACTGATATCTGCAAATGCGGTGCGCGTCCTGTGCGGCGGTGTGTCTGACATGACCCTGTGGCGCTGGCTCAATGACCCCGATCTGGCCTTCCCCAAGCCCGTTTACATCGGCAAGCGGCGCTATTTCCGCGAGTCTGACATCTCCGCATGGATCGAGGCGCAGGCCGAGGCATCGCGGGGTGCCGCATAATGACCTCGGAAAGCGAAACCCCCGGCGCGGCTGGCACCGCGACCGAGGGCGAATTTGAAACCGGGCAGGTTCCGCCGGTAGAATACCGTATCCGCAAGGAATGGGCAAACGCGGCGTGGTTCGCGCTCGACCATTGCGACCCGCAAGACGTGGCCCATATCTGCGCGACCTGCCTTGCCGAGCTGGAAACCGGCGGGCCTGTCATGGGTGATCTGCTGGGCACCGCTACGGGGGATGCGCTGTTCTGGGCCGATTGTGCCCCGGCGCATGAGATGGTGGCCTATGGCACGGCGGCGCTTGACCGGCTGCGCGGCCTGGCGCTCGGGCTGGACACCCGCAAGAGGCTGTTTGCCCGAATCTGGGAAACCTTCGATCCGAAAGACCGGCAAGCCTTCCTCACGCGCGTTGATGCCGAGGGCCGGTTCCTGCGCAGGGGGGCAGCATGAACGTGCATCACGACCCCTTTGCCGACCTGCCCCCGGCGGATGAAATGCCCTCGGATGATCGGTTCGGCTCGCCGCACAATCCCTTTCTCGAGGATGCCGTGCCCCGTGCATCCCGGTTCTTTCCGGCCTCGGAATGGTTGGGCAAGCCGGTTCCCCCGCGCGAATGGCTGGTGCCCGATCTGGTGCCATTGCGCACCGTGACCCTTCTGGGCGGTGACGGCGGCACCGGCAAATCGCTTCTGGCGCTGCAACTGGCCTATGCGGTTGCGACCGGCGGCGCATGGCTTGGGCGCGGGGTGGCGGGCGGTGGCGCGCTGTTCATTTCTGCCGAGGATGACGAGGCCGAGCTTCACCGGCGGCTTGCCGATGTGGTGCAGGCCAGCGGCGGCAGCTTTGACGATCTGGACCGGCTGACCCTGCGCAGCCTTGCGGGCGAGGATGCCTTGCTTGCCATGCTGGACCGATCCGGCGGGGTGCTGCTGGCCTCGGCGCTGTTCCATGAAATCGAAAAGCGGATAGCCGAGGAATGCCCCGCGCTTGTAGTGCTGGACACCCTGGCCGATCTGTTCCCCGGCAATGAAAACGACCGGGCGCAGGCGCGGCAATTCGTCGGGCTGTTGCGCGGGCTGGCGATCAAGCATGAGTGCGCCATGCTGCTGCTGTCGCACCCGTCACTCTCGGGCTTGAATAGCGGCAGCGGCACAAGCGGCTCGACCGCCTGGAACAACTCTGTTCGCTCTCGGCTCTATCTCGAGCGTGTCATTCAGGACGGATACGAGGCCAACCCGGATGCTCGGTTGCTCTCGACCAAGAAAGCCAACTATGGGCGCAACGGCGGCGAAATCAGCGTGACATGGCAGGGCGGGGTGTTCGTGGCCGATGCCCCGGAAACCGGCCTCGACCGCATGGCAGCGGGTGCCAAGGCCGAGCGGGTGTTCCTCAAGCTGCTGGGGCTTCTGGCAGCGCAAGGGCGGCGCGTGAATGCCGGGGGCGGGCAGACCTATGCGCCAACCGTGTTTTCAGATCACCCCGAGGCCGAGGGCGTGAACAAGCGGGGCTTTCGTTCTGCGATGGAAACCTTGCTGGCAGCGGGCAAGATCAGGCTGGCCGAGGATGGCCCGCCCTCGAAACGGCGGCAATTTCTGGAAGCGGTTGAATGACGTTCCGACCGCTTCCAACCCCTTTCCAACCCCCTTCCAACCCCTGTTCCTTCCAACCCCCATACCCCTATGCGCTGTCGCACCCGCTAGACGCGGTGCTGCGCACCCGATGCGCGTTAGGTGAAGTGATAAAGTGATATAGTTATCAATTGTTTGCGCCTGATTTATCATGCGGCGCATGGATGTGTTCGACCTTCTTTTCGATGCCAAGGCTCATGCGCGTGTCGATCATCACGACGACGACGCGGGCATTGTGCTGATGCTCTCGGCGGCGGCGGCTGATGTGGCAGCGGCGGCAGAGTATGCTCTGCCCGAGGATGCGGGCGACCTTCCCGCCGATCTGCGCTTTGCGATCATAGACCAAGTGGCCTTGCTCTATGATGCGCGCGGCGGTGACACTGACCGGCCCGTGGGCCTGTCGCTGGCCGCAAGCCGGATCGTCGCGCGATATCGCGGGGTGCGGATGTGTCCGGTCAACCCGTGAGCGGCCTTCGGCACCGCATGAAGCAAGATGACCTGTTCGGTTCTGGTCCCAATGCCCCCGGTTCAGGGTGGCATGGAACCGAGGGTGGGACTGTTGCTTTCTCTCTCCTGGAAAAAATCCGGGGGGAAACTGCGGCAGATCGGGCGATGGCCTTCCTCGAGCTGTTGCACATTCCCGAGGGCAAGAAAGCGGGCACCCCTCTGCGGCTGGCCGAGTTTCAGCGCAAATTCGTTCACGGCGCGCTGGCCGATGGCGTCATGGTGGCCTGTCTGTCGATCGGGCGCGGCAACGCGAAAACGGCGCTCTCGGCGGGGCTGGCGCTCGGCGCGCTTGTCGGCGTCTGGGACGATCAGCCCAAGCGGGAAATCCTGTTCGCAGCCCGGAACCGGGATCAGGCGAAAACCGCCTTCGGGTTCCTTGTCGGGTTCATCGAGGGCTTGCCCGAGGAAGATCGCGTGCAATTCACGATCCGGCGCGGCTCCAAGCTCGAGGTGGAGTTTGAAGGCAACGGCGGCGGGCTGGCCCGCGTCATTGCGGCGGACGGCAAGTCGGTTCTGGGCGGTGCCCCGACGCTGGCCTTGATGGACGAGCGGGCGGCATGGGAACGCGACAAGGGCGACAACCTGGAAAACGCGATCCTCTCGGGCCTCGGCAAGCGCGATGGCCGGGCGCTGATTATCTCGACCTCGGCACCGGACGACGCGAACACCTTTTCCCGATGGCTGGATGAACCCCCGCCGGGAACGTATGTGCAGGAACACCGGCCCGCGTTCGGGCTTCCCGCCGATGATCTGGCATCGCTACTCGAGGCCAACCCCGGCGCGACCGAAGGCATCGGCGCGACCTCTGACTGGCTGGTGGCGCAGGCAAGGCGCGCGATTGCGCGCGGCGGTTCGGCGCTCTCGAGCTTTCGCAACCTCAATCGGAATGAGCGGATCAGCTCCGAAGATCGTTCGGTGCTGGTGACGGTTGACGAATGGCTGTCGGCAGAGGTTGATCCCGATCAGCTTCCCGAGCGGGCAGGGCCTTGTGTCTTGGGCGTTGACCTCGGCGGTTCCCGATCCATGAGTGCCGCGGCCTTCTATTGGCCCGACACTGGCAGGCTCGAGGCGCTGGGCACTTTCCCGGCGACCCCGTCTCTTGCGGATCGAGGCGCGGCGGATGGCGTTTCCGACCGCTATGTGCAGATGAACGACCGGGGCGAGCTGTCGGTGATGGGTGAGGCAACCGTGCCCCCCGGCCCGTGGCTGGCCGAAATCGTGCGGCACCTGGACGGGGCCGAGGTGGCTTGCATCGTGGGCGACCGTTTCCGACATGCCGAGTTTTCAGAGGCGATGCAGGCGGCGGGCCTTGCGCGGGTTCCGTTCGTTTGGCGCGGGTTCGGTTGGAAGGACGGTTCCGAGGATATCGAGCGGTTCCGGCGGGCCTTGTTCGATGGCGAGATTGTCGTTGCCCCTTCCATGCTTCTGCGCTCGGCGTTCTCGGATGCGATCACGCTGGTTGACCCTGCGGGCAATCACAAGCTGGCGAAGGCGCGTTCCCTGGGCCGGATCGACGCGGCGGCGGCAACCGTGCTGGCAGTTGCGCAGGGTGCCCGGATGAAGGCGGCACCGGCCCGAAAGGTCAGGATGGCATGGCTATGAGCGGCGCAGCCAAACTTGATCGGCGGGTGCAATTCCAGCGGCAGATTGTCGGGGATGACGGTTTCGGCAATGTCATTGTGGGGTGGCAGGATCTCGGCTCCCCCGTCTCGGCATCGCGCACCGATGTTTCGGACATGGAAAAGGCGACGGCGGGTAGTATCGAGGCCAGCCTGTTGTCGCGGTTCATGGTGCGCGCGACCGACTTCACGCGCGATCTGGACCCGAAAGACAAGCTGACCCAAGGCGGGCTGACATGGAACATTCTCGGGATCAAGGAAGCCAAGGACGACCGGCACCGCTTTCTCGAAATCACGGCGAGGGCGCGCACCGATGGCTAAGACCCGCAAGGAATTTGCCCGCTATTCGCGGCCCGTTCTGAAAACCCGGCGCTGGCAAGTGCTGCGGCAACAAATCCTCGAGCGTGACGGCTGGAAATGCCGGTGCTGCGGCCAACGGCGGCGGCTCGAGGTGGATCACGTCCAGCCGGTGCGCAATGCCCCGGAACGGGCGTTCGATCCGGCAAACCTGCAAGTTCTTTGCGCGGGCTGTCATACCCGCAAAACCCGTATCGAGTGCGGGCACAAGCCCCCCGATCCAAAGCGCCAAGCGTGGCGCGAAGCTGTTGCCGATCTGGCGGCGGAAACCGAAACCCCGGCGATGGAGTAAGACATGCTGGACTCAGTGAAGATTGCCAAACGGCAAAGCGAAATCCGCCAAGGGCTTGCGGCTCTGGCGGGCAAGGACAAACCTACCGAGGATGAAGTGCGCCAGATGGGCGACCTTGACCGGGAATATCAGACCAATGAAACCCGCTATCGCGCGGCGCTGGTGGCCGAGGATGGCGAGCGGCGCGAGGCGGGCCGGGATCTGGAAACCCGGTCCGATGTGCAATGGCGCGAGCTGGTGCAGGGCTTCGAGCTGCGACAAGCGGTGTTGTCGTTGGACGAGGGCAAGGCGCTGTCGGGCAAGACCGCCGAAGTGGTGCAGGAATTGCGCAACGCGGGCGGTTATCGCGGCATCCCAGTTCCGCTGCTGGCACTCGAGCAACGGGCGGGCGAAACGATTGCCTCGGGCACCCCGGACCCGCTGCAAACCCGCCCGATCATTGATCGGCTATTCCCGGCCTCTGTCGCGGCGCAGATGGGCGTTCAGCTCATCACCGTGGGCAGCGGGGCGATTGAATGGCCGGTGACGACCTCGGCGGTGACGGCGGGCTGGGCCGATGGCGAGCTTGCCAATGTTGCCGAGCCGACCGTCTATGCGACGACCGACAAGGCTCTGAAACCGGAACAAACCCTCGGCATCCATATGCGGATCAGCCGCAAGGCCATGATGCAGTCGGGCGATGCTCTGGAATCGGCAATCCGGCGCGACATGGCCGGGACAATGCAAGCCGAGCTGGACAAAGCGATTTTCCGAGGCACGGGTGCCAATGGGCAACCCCTCGGCGTCATTCCGGGCGTTGCGTCCTACGGCATCACCTCGACCGATGCGGCGGGTTCCGCGTCCTGGGCGGCTCTGCGGGCGGCTGTGGTGCGGTTTATGACGGCCAATGCGGCGGCTGGGCCGGGCGCGGTGCGCGCACTGATCCGGCCCGAGTTATGGAGCTTCCTTGACGGCTTGATGGTCGGTGACGGCGGGTTCAAGTTCGAGTTTGACCGGCTGAAAGAAAATCTCGGCGGCATCGTCATGTCGTCCAATGCGCTTGCGTCACCTGCCGGTGGCCCGCCGCTGGAAACCCAAGTGCTACTGACGACCAATGCGGGCGGCGTTGCCCCGGCTTTCGTCGGCATCTGGGGGGCGTTCGACCTGATCCGCGACCCCTATTCGGATGCGCAATCCGGCGGGCTTCGGCTCACGGCATTGACGACCGCTGACGTGACCGTGGCGCGTGGTTCGCAGCTCGAGCTTGTGACCGGGCTGGAGTTGGCCTGATGCTCTGGGGCGGTAATCTCGGCGCTCTGGACGTTCGCAGCGATGGCGGGGAAACCCGCCTTCGGGCGAGCTTCCCCTATGGTGCGCAAACCGAACTGGCACCGGGGCGGCATGAGGTTATTGCCCCTCGGGCCTTCGCAGACCGGATCGACGGGGGCGAGGATATTCACCTGCTGTTCGGCCATAGCTTCGACAAGCCTCTGGCCTCGAGGGCGGCTGGCACCTTGACCTTGACCGACACCGACGCGGCGCTTGTCTTGGAAGCCCGGATCGACGGCGGCACGTCCTGGGCGCGCGATTTTCTGGCGGCTCATGCAAGCGGCCTGATTCGGGGCTTGTCGCCTGGGTTCCGCGTCCAGCCGGGCGGGGAACGGATCGAGCGGCGCGGCGCGGACTATCTGCGCACCGTCATGCGGGCGGCGCTGTTCGAGCTGTCGGCAGTCACCCGGCCCGCCTACAGCCAAGCGCAGATCGAGGCGCGGGCATGGGAAACGCACCAAGACCGGCAACCCCTGCGCGGTGCGCAATATGCCTTGAACCGGTGGAGGGCATGACATGGGGCTGATCGACCTTTTCCGGCGCAAGCCGGTGGAAACCCGCTCGAGCGGCACCGGCTACACGGCGCAGATCATGGCGGCGCGGCAATCCTTCATCACCGGGGCCTCTGGCCTTGGCGAATTGACCTCGGCAGTTCAATCCTGCGTCACCCTCTGGGAAGGCGGCTTGTCGCTGGCCGATGTGAAGGGCACCGACCTGTTGACCCGGCGGGCACTGGCGATCACGGCCCGCGCTCTGGCCTTGCGGGGCGAGGCGGTGTTCCTGATCCGTGACAAGCTGATTCCGGCCTCTGACTGGGATGTGACGACCCGCAACGGCGATCCGCGATCCTACCGGCTGCAAATCTCCGAGGCGGGCGGCGGGCGATCCGAAATCGCGCTGGCCGGTGAAGTGCTGCACTTTCGTATCGGTTCCGATGCCGTGATGCCTTGGGCGGGTTCTGCCCCCCTGCGGCGTTCGCAACTTTCGGCGCAATTGCTGGCCGAGGTGGAAACGGCGATCCGCGACGTGTTCCGCGATGCGCCCCTCGGCAGTCAGATCGTTCCCGTGCCCGAAGGCTCGGCGGATGACATGGACGGCTTGCGGAGTTCCTTTATCGGGCGGCGCGGCTCGGCAATCGTGATCGAGGGCGTGGCGCAAGCTGTCGGCGCGGGGATGCACCCGCAACTCGGCAAGGGGCCAGATCAGCTTTCCCCTGATCTGTCGCGCACCCTGGCCGACAAGTTCCTGACCGAAGCCAAGGGCGCGATCTATTCCGCCTTCGGTGTTCTGCCCGGCCTGCAAAACCCGGCGACAACCGGGCCGATGGTGCGCGAGGCGCAGCGCCATCTTGCGCAGCTCATCTTGCAACCGATTGCCGGGCAGATGGCCGAGGAAGCCTCGGAAAAACTCGGCGGGCCTGTCCAGATGGACGTTGTGCGACCGATGCAGGCTTTCGACGCAGGCGGCAAGGCGCGGGCACTGTCAACGATGGTGGCGGCGTTGGCGCAGGCGAAGGAAGCCGGGATCGAGGGCGCGACCCTGCAAGACGCGCTGGCCTTCATTGATTGGGCGGACGAATGACCATGACCAAGAATGACCTGAAACCCGGCGACCTGGTGCAGCTCAAGAGCGGCGGGCCGGTGATGACCTATGAGGGGGAAGCCCTATACGGGGATGCGCTCTGCTGCTGGTTCGACGGCGGCAAACGGATGCGCGAGGGCTTCACCTATGCGGCCTTGAAGCGGGCCGAGTAG